GCGATACGGGGGTCACCCACAATTTTTCCCAACTTTTTTAACCTAGAGGTAAAGACCTATGTACTTAAATTCTGAAATGAGACCTGGAGAATTCCGAGAATCTGGCAGGCTTGAACCTATTGCAAAGCGTCAGGAGACTATGCAACAGCCGCCACCAATTGCTATGGCGCTTGAACAGCTGGAGAGGGAGCTGCATTGCCTGCGTGAGCTGATGCGGATGCTTGAGCAGCGTCTATCGCCTGTGATGCGGCCTGTGCCTGAGAACCCGATGAAAGATGTGAACTTAAATCACGGATCACCATTGGCTGGACAGATTGAGATCATGACGCGCCTGGCGGCTCAAAGCAGCAATGATGTGCGCAACATGATGGATTGCATAGAGCTTTAATTTTTCCCAGCATTCTTTGGGAATTTGTAAACTTGCCAACTGAAAGGACATTTATGGCATACGAACTAAAACCAGGACAGGGCTCTGCCTTTGTGAACAAATTTAAAACTGAGGACTGGCATGCGCCGTATAAGGGTGAGGTGTTGCTACCTGATGGCACGCTGTGCTTTTTGGACATCAAGACTGGCAAGACCCAGGCTGGTGAGCATTGGTTCTCGGTGAAGATTGGCAAGCCCAAGCCTCCGAAGGCTGGAGCGCCGGTGTCTGAGCACAGCCAGGCTAAAGCCAACGCTTTTGTTGTTGACATTGACGACGATATCCCATTCTGATGGCCACCAGAAAGCAACCGACGCAGATCCCCAGTGTGCAGGGCTGGGGTGGTACGAGATCGATTGAGCGCAGGCTTGAGCGGTCTACCACCTTGGCAGGCAACCGGGAGGCTGTGGCTTATGCGCTGCTGTGCATGGCCAACACGAAGATCTCTGACATCATGACCTGGGATGAATCTGGCAATGTGACGGTTAAGGCTGCACACCAGATTCCTGAGCATGCACTGACCGCGATCAAGTCCATCAAGCAAAAGGTTGACCGTGACGGTAACTCAACGCTTGAGATCGAGTTGTATGACAAGGTCGGGGTGCTGCGCATTCTAGCCAAGGCTTCTGGATTGCTGGACAACCCAGAGGAATCTGACAAGCCATCGGTGATCGGGATCAACATCAAGTCGCCGGTTAATGATATTGTTGATGTAAAGGAAGATTGACATGGATCTGAAGCTGTTAGACCGGATCATTGACGTGCTTGACTTGGAGCTTGAGGTTGACCTGGACGACTCTGAATGGGAAGTCATTGTTGACAAGAAGCTGACGTTGTTGATCGACCTTCGCAAAATCAAAAAAGGATTACATGAGCCGAACTAAAGAGCAATCTGAGAAGGCAATGCCTTCGACTGGCTTGAACCTGGACTTCAGCAAGTCGCCTGCTGTCTGGCAGTTTCTGCAGTCCAACGCATTCGTGCGTGGAATGATGGGGCCGGTGGGGTCTGGCAAGTCATATGCGTGCGCAGCAGAGATCATGATGCGTGCTGTCAAACAAAAGCCATCGCCGATTGACGGCATCCGATACTCGCGGTTTGCCATTGTGCGAAACAGCTACCCCATGCTGAAGACCACAACGATTAAGACGTGGCTGGATCTGTTTCCTGAGTCTACGTTTGGCCCTATGCTGTGGACGCCTCCGATCACCCATCACATCAAACTGCCAAGCCGGGGTGATGCGGCGGGGATTGACTGCGAGGTCATCTTCCTGGCCCTTGACCAGCCTAAAGACGTGAGGAAACTCCTCTCGCTTGAGCTGACTGGGGCTTGGGTCAATGAAGCACGCGAGCTGCCAAAGGCTGTGATCGATGGATTGACTCACCGTGTTGGCCGCTACCCTACCAAGCGCGATGGCGGGGCTACTTGGTCGGGCATCTGGATGGACACCAACCCGATGGATGATGATCACTGGTGGTTCAAGCTGGCTGAGAAGGAAAAGCTCACTGGCCAGTTTGCCTGGAAGTTCTACAAGCAGCCTGGTGGCGTGGTTCCGGTCGACTCTGAAGATCTGCCTGAAATGCCAGAGGCCAATGACCACATCTTTGCGGCCAATAAGTGGTGGAAGATCAATCCCAAGGCCGAGAACTTGAACAACCTGCCGCCTGGTTACTACCTACAGATGCTGGGCGGCAAGACGCTCGACTGGATCCGCTGCTATGCGGGTGGGGAATACGTTTATGTCCAGGAAGGCAGACCAGTCTGGCCAGAATATAACGATGCGACCATGTCCGGCGACACTGAAGTGCACCCCAATGTGCCCATTCAGATCGGTTTGGACTTTGGTTTGACACCGGCGGCCACCATTGGCCAGCGTATGCCCAACGGCCAGTGGCAAATTCACCAGGAAATCGTCACGTTTGACATGGGCCTGGAGCGCTTTGGCCTGCAGCTGCTGACAGAATTAAAC